TGAGCGTCCACATTAGGCGCGCGTTACGAGATTACGAGTTTCGCAAGGCGAAAGGACAAACCACCTCTACAGGTCAAGAATCGACCTTTGAGGAAAGTACGGTAGTATACGATTAACATGGAAGAGACACTTAAAGCATACGAAGAGCTGGGCCAAAGATGGTTGAAAGGGGAGGTAGAGGTCACTTCCTTTGGAGAATTGCAGCTGAACCCTAAACAGATAGCCTTTGTTAACTCAAAGTCCCCTGAACTCCTTATGAGTGGAGGTTACCGTTCAGGTAAGACTGTGGCTCTCATCATTAAGATGTATCTCCTCTCCATGTTCTTCCCTAATAATCGTATCCTTCTCGGGCGAAAGACACGTAGCGATCTCGAGAGTGCGACCTTGCCTGCGGTGTTCGATGTCTTTCCCTCGGGAACCTACACTTACAAGGTGGGCCCTGGGATCATAGACTTCCCGAATGGCTCACAGATCCTTCTTTACGGACTCGACACGAACGTAGGAGGTGACGACACAAAGAAAGCCACGCACAAGATTAAGGGTCTGGACCTAGGTGCGGTGTTCATTGACCAGCTAGAAGAGGTGGATGAGTCTATATATAAGCAATTAGCAGGAAGACTTTCAAGAAAAGTACCTTTTCATCAAAGGGCATCAACAACAAACCCAGCTAACTTCTGGGCTTATGACTGGTTCAAAGCCAATCCTAGGGAAGGAACTAAACTGATCCAGACAGGAATGATGGACAACAAGGAACATCTGCCCGAGGGGTTCATTGAATCCCAATTACAGAACGGTGAACTGTACAAACGTAAGTTCATCGAAGGTAGATGGGACACGGACGACATGGTGGAAGGTTCGGTGTTTGATCCTGATTTCGTCAAAGACCAGAGAATGCAAGCCAAACCCCCTTTAAGGGAAGTTTCTGGTATTAAAATCTTTCATGAACCTACAAATCACGAATACCAAATCGGTGTTGATCCTTCCTTGGGAGCAGAGGACCCATGTTCTGTGATATGTGTAGATAAATTTACAGGTGAAGTTGCGGCCACGTTCTCGGCCTTTGTCCCGACCAACGCTATTACCATCAAAGTGCTCATCTTGGCGGACATGTACTCCCTTTTAAAGAAACCCCTTGTTATCCCTGAAGCCACAGGTGTAGGCCAGGCTTTCATCGAAGACCTTAAAAGACAGTACGATAATATTTATGAGAGAGAAATTTTCTCCAAGAGAGAAAGTAAGACTATAGATAAGCTCGGTTTCTATACTAATTATGCAAGTAAGATCCAGTTGATTGAAAACATGAATAAGCTCTTCCAAGCTAGATGGCCTAAGTTAAGAGATGAAGGAATCGTAAGTGAACTTACTACTTTCGTTTGGTCTGATTCTGCTAAAAGACTAGGTGCGGGTGCTCCGCCTCCTTTCCATGATGACCGTGTAATGGGGATGATGCTCGCTTACTGGGGATTGAAACCCGTGAGTATGAAGGAACGCACCCTGCTTGATAATAGACAGAAAACCAATACGAAAATAAGATATGAGTATGAATAATGATAAAAACCACAGAGGTCTTATAGGCTCTACTTATGAATCTGTGGCAATGCCAGGCGGCTGGAAACGAAATCAAGTCGAAACCATTAAGATGATAGACAGGTTCTATCATTCACAATTTAAGAATGGTAAATATGATTCTCAGGGTTACCGAAAGTTCTTTTATAACATCGTAGCTCCTGCTTGTGACATCGCTACTAAGTTTATCGACCTCGATACTAGAGACATTCTATTAACTCCTGAACACGGTAACGATGAACTTAGGGTATTTTTAATGCAACGAAGGTTAAAACAATGGTTAAAGGATACAGAGTTCGGCGTTCTGTTAAACGAGATGACAGACTACTGGCCTATCTATGGACATATTGTAGTTAAGAAGTCTAAGGATGGCTGGAAGTTAGTACCAATTCAGAATATTCGTAACAACCCTTCCGCTGAAGGACTCGTCACTGACTCGTTCGCAGAAGTATACTCACTTTCGCTCGGCGAAATGGAAGCTTTAAACTGGGATGTTGATGAACTTCGTGAACATGGTGAAGATGCTGAGTATTTGGTATACGATATCTTTGATAAAACCGCTAAAGGTTGGACTCGTACAGTTAAAGGAGACTTGTGGACCACCAAAGATCCTAACCGAGGAACTATCAAGCGTGCAGTTGAAAGTGAAATCAACGACAACAACGCCACTTACAAAGGTTCCTGCACTCTCTTCACAGAAAACTTAAAGAATCATACTTACAGAGAATTGAAATGGAAACATGTACCAGGCTCCGCTCTAGGAATGGGTTATGTTGAATATTTGGAGGATAACCAGATCGCTCGTAACGACACTGAGAACCTAGAACGTAAGGCAATGTCCGTCCACTCCACTCCTCTTTTCATTACAGACGATGAAGAACTACATGGTAAGAACGTAACCACTAACTACGCTCCAGGCCACATACTCAAAGCTCGTAACCTAACTCCTGTAGCTAACGAGGCAAGAAATCTTCCACAATTTCAGTCTACCCGTGCTAACTGGGACCAAAACACTGAACGTAAGACTTTCACAAGTGATATTACTTCAGGTGCTTCCCTTCCTTCCAGGACTCCCCTAGGTGTTGCGAACCTCCAAGCTTCTCTTGCGACTTCATTCTTTGAGAGAAAGCGTGAACAGCTCGGCCTTTTCCTCAAAGCTCTTCTACTCGATGACATTATCCCTTCATTCGTAAACGACACTGCACGTGAACATACACTGATCTTTGCCAGTGCTGATGAAGAGTCTACTTACTTGGATGACATGATGACTGAGATTCTAGTCGGTGAGAAGATCCAAGCTTACACCCAAAAGACCGGCTGGTTCCCTCCTAAAGAGGAAAGAGAGTATGCCCGAACTCAGGTTATGGACAAACTCAAAGGTAGAAAACATCGAGAATTTAAAATCCCAGACAATTACTGGAAGAACGCTAAGTATCTCGTGGATATCAACATCACAGGTGAATCTGCTGACGTGGGTGTTAAATCCCAACTTATCCAAACAGCTATGCAGATCTACGGTACCAACCCAGGTATCGTCCAAGATCCAATCGGCCGCCAGATGTTGTTCAAATTCCTAGGACTCGGTGGAATCAATGCAGCAGAACTCGGCTTTCTAAACAAAGCTCCAGAACAGTCACAAGTTCCTCCACAGGTAGCAGGTTCCCTGGCGAAACCTAGTGCTCCAGGTATGGAAATGATGCAGGGCGCTCAACAAATATAATGAAAATAACAGAATCAGATTTGACACTTTTCAATAGTCTGGCTCAAACTGAATCAGGCAAGCAGTTGCTAGATTACCTCAAAAGAGTAGAGGATTATGCTCACGATTCCCGAAGCTGGAAGGAAGGAGATACAAAAGAATCCGCCGCTCATGCTGCCCGTTTAATAAAAGATGAATTGATAGAGAGAATCAAACCTTCAAGTGACGATCCGAAGGTTGTGAATGAATACGAATAATCGTTAGGGGGGCGCCGCATCCATCAACGCGCTTTAACAGAGTAACCATCTCATCAAATGGAAAATGAATCAGAGTTTCAGGAGTCTCAGAAAACTCCCGAAGAAGTTATCGCTGAACTACAAGCTAAAGTTGCAGAACTCGAGCCTAAAGCGAACGCTAGTTCCCAGAACTTTGAACGATTAAAAAAACTCGAACAAGAGAAGCAAGAATTAGAATCTAAAATTAATACTGGAGCTGAGCCTAAGGCTTTTGATCCTAGTGATGTTGAGAAGAGAATAGACGACAAAGTTTCCTTGCGTTTACAGGGCTTAAACCCCGAACAAATACAGAACATTGAACGTTTTGCCAAAGGTGCAAACCTAGGCCTTCTCGAAGCTGCTGAACATCCCTTCATAAAAGGAGGGTTGGAAGCAGAAAATGCTAAGAACAAATCCGTAGATTCTACTCCACCTCCGTCATCAAGAATACATACTTTCCAAGGCAAACCTGTTGAACAAGTCTTCGCAGAAGGCTCGACTCAAGAGAAACAATCCGCCTTTGAATCTATGTTGAAAGGTAATAGGGGTAAATCGAATGAATAAAAATGGCTGTAACTACAGATCCGTTCACAGGTACAGACCTGGCGGCAGTTATTCCAGAAGTGTGGACAGGTATCATCAACGAAAAAAAGTTTGCTGATAACGTCCTCGTTAACTGGGTAACTGACCTAACCAGCTGGGGTACCGATGGAGGAGACATCTTCCATGTTCCCGATTTCTTCACTAACGCTTTGACTGTTTCAACTCAGTCAACTCAAGGTGCTGAAATCAACACTGCTGGCCCTGCCACAGTGGACACAACCTTTACTATCGATACTCACAAGTATGTTGCTTGGATTATCGGTGATAAAGATCTTAGACAAATTGCAGCTCGTTACGATGTGAACGAACTCTACGCTCGCCAGGCTCGAGGTTTACTCCTCCAAGCTCTCGAAGCAGATATCGCTGCACTTTGGTCAACTCTTACAACTAACGTTATTGGGGATACTGCTACAGTTCTTTCCGATGCTGAAATTCGCCAGGCTATCAACGCTTTGGAATCAAGAAACTTCAATGTTCAGGAAGCTGCATTCTTCTTCCACCCATACGTTTATTGGAACCAAATCCATGCAGTTGTTAAGTATTACTCTCAAAACATTGTAGGTCCTGCTAACGCTGGAGGCCCAGTTCGTACTGGAAATCTTGGTGGCAGCAACGATCCATCATTGGCACACAAGGGTATACTCTACGGTGCACCAGTGTTCGTGAGTCCAAACATTGTTTCTGGTCTTCAGACCTACCGAAACATGCTTGTACACCCATCTGCTTTCGCATTTGCTGTACAGACACGTGGAGGAAATATGGTTAGAGTTCAAATGGAATACCAGCTAAGAAACTTAGGTATGCTTGCAGTTGTAGACGTTCTCTACGGTGTTAAGACCCTTCGTGAAGAAGCTGCTGTTCTCTTGAACGCTTCTAGTGCATTCCTAGGATCATAATCCTTAGAATTAATAACTAACCCATATAATTAAAATGGCTAAAGAAAAAGATACACGCCGAGCTGATCGAAAGGAAGACCGAGAGGAGGAAGCTCCTAAGGGAATCCACGAAGGTACAGTTCGCGTTGTAAAAGAAGCTGATATCGAGGAAGATCCACGCCTCGTTGCAGCAGGTGCTGTTGTGGGTCAACTCTATGACTTCTCAAACCTTCCTTTCGTAAAGGATGGAAGAATTGAGGACGATGTAGAAAAAAGAAATCAAGCTAAAATCGATCAAGCTCCTGGTGAGACTGTACTACAGCCTTTCACTTCAGAAGCTGAACGAAAAGCTATGGGCTTCCCTGAAGACGCTCAACCAGGCGACAAGATCGTCGAGGGCGAATACAAGAAAGCGTAGTTATTAGATTGTTTATGCTCGTTCCCACTCCAAGATGAGGGTGCGAGCATAATCTTGGAAATAATCTTTATGGATCAAAATTCACCAGAGAAACCTTTAACAGTTTCCGCAAATACAAAGCCCGATAGAACAGAAAGGGTATTCTTCTTTGAGAAATCAGCCTGGGCTTTATGGAAACGTCCCCAACAAACTATCTGGGGTCCTATTAGATATAAGTATGTAGGAACCACAGACGGTTCTAATTACCACAGAGCACTACTTGAATCCAATGCTATATTTAAAGAGCAGGGTTTAGAGGCGGCACAAGTTTTTTTAAGAGAAGCTCTAGAGAAGGAACAGGAACTTGCCAAACAAGATCGAACCCTTCCTAGGAATTTCGATGAGACAGATAATCGTGGCGTGCCTAATGTAATCTCACGACTATGATTGATCAAGAAGAACACATAAGGAAAGTCCTAAATGACATTCAACAAAGAGTGCCTGAGAATCTTAAAAAGAATGTTGTCCGCCGTGTGTATATGTATCCTGACGTTAGAAAGGTCATGCAGATAGCTATGACTGATCCTGGTGTTTCCCCGGAGAAACAGAATCAAATCAGAGTTTTGTTTGAAGCTGGAGAATTCGACCAGATGGTAGACGAGGAGAATGTAGAAATCGGCAAGCTAATAGATAAGTTTATAAGCCGTGAAATCAACAAGGAGATCAAGAAGGGCAACCTTCCTCCTAGGAGCAAACTTAATAAATTAAAAGAATCAAATGAAAGCAGCAATCCTAAAAGAAATAAAAAATAAGATAGAGTTGAATGAGAAAGACTATGCGTCTGCCTATATAGCTAAGTGGGTCCAACTTCAAAGTGAAGAACCTGTAGAAGAAGAACTCACTAAGGCAGACATTATGATGCAAGAAGCTGAGAAGAGAATTGCACTTTTGAAGAAAATGGAAAAGTTAGAAGCTAAATCAATATAATATGAAAATAGTCGGGATCGGAGTCTGCGGTCCTGGGGAAGCAGATAAGTACATGAGAGGAACATTAGACGAATTTAAGCGTCTGTGTGACGATGTACTTATAGCTACCTGCAATGCAACACAAAAAGAAAAAGACCTCATCGAAGAATACGGCTTCAGACAATATGAAGACAACCGAGAATGGGGGATTGACCAGCCGAATATTAAAACAGATTTACTCACACGGGCGGGTGCTCTTAGCCCTGACTGGATTATTGCTCTCGACATGGATGAAAGATTTGCCCCAGAGTTCACGCGGGAAGAAGCGGAAAAGCTTATCGAAGAAAATCCTAACGAGATTGCGTGGTATTTTTTCGTAGTAAATCTTTACAATGATGATGATCATTTCGCTCATGATGTTGGTATCCAGCGTTTTTGGAATATTCGTATGTACAAATTCGCTCCTGAGTTCGGACTACAATTCCAACGAAAGTCTTTACATTGTGGGTTGGGCCCTCCTATTATGTATCAGTATGGTTGGCATGCTCCTTTCTACTTAGAGCACAGAGGTTTGATGAGGAAGGAAGATCGTCAGAAACGAATTGAAAGATACAAGAAGTACGATCCCAACGCCATATTTAAAAACCATGTGTACTACGATGACCTTGCTAAAGACTTGAAGATGCATGTGTTTGATAAGCCCGGCCTTATGAGGAAATTAAAAGATGCTCCTGATACCCAGAAGCGTAAGACTCCTAAAATAAAACCAGAATGAAAATATCTTTTATCGGAAAATTTAAGAATTTCCATGACGAGGAATACATAGCTCAGAGCTTCGAGTTACTCGGCCACGAAGTCCAAAGAGTCCATGAGAGTTATTTAACTTCAGACATCTACGAGGCTATCGATAGATTCAACCCTGACATAGTTCTGTGGACTAAACTGATGGTGGCAGAACCAGGTAAGGTCCGAGAACACATGAAGAAGTATAAGACCGTTTGCTGGGTATTCGACCTTTACTGGGGGTATGAAAGAGAATTCCGCCTCACCACGCATCCTGCCTTCACAGCAGATTATGTATTCACCACAGACGGTGGGCATGAAGAGGATTTCAAGAGGGTAAAGATAAACCATAAATGTGTGCGTCAGGGTATTTTCCATACTGAATGTACTCTAGTCCCTGGCACTCCTAAAGATATGGTTATCTTTGTAGGTTCAGATAACGCTATGAACAGTCCACGCCAGAAGCAACTTGCCTTCATAGAAGATACCTACGGGGATAAGTTTAAATGGTATGGTCGCCTAGACACAAACGAAGTAAGAGGTATGCAACTCAACCAGCTGTACGCAGATAACAAGATTGTAGTTGGGGATTCGGTTTACTCACCGAACTACTGGTCTAATCGTGTAGTGGAGACTTTGGGACGCGGCGGCTTTCTTATACACAGAGAAGTTCCTGGTCTTAAAGAGGAGTACCCTTACTTAGTAACTTACAACGGAGAGCTGGGAGATCTAAAAGAAAAGATCGACTATTACCTCGCGCATGAGGATGAACGTGTGAACATTGTGAATAAGAATATTGAATGGGTAAAAGAGCGTTATACTATGGATAAGAAATGCAAAGAACTATTAAATTACATTTCGTAGAGAACTTCTCAGAAGGAGAATCTGACAAACAACTGGAAGCTATGGGTAAGGTTTTTGAACTAACCGGTCCCGAGGAAGCAGATGTTTTCTACTGTGCCTCGATATTCAAACTACAGGACGCTATAAGACTTCAAAAGCAATATAATAAACCCACAGTTGTGTATTGCTGGGATTACTACAAATGGGTCCATGATGGAAATGAATATGTGTGGCGAAGGTATGCTGACTTCATGAAAGAAGCTAGTTTAATATTTGTTCCTTCCCATGCCCAGCAACTTCGATTAAAAGAACTGTTGGATTTGGACTCTGTGGTAGTCCCTACCGGCATTCCAGAATATAAGAAATATAAAGTAACAGATGGTAACTTTATCCTAGACCCTGTTAGGTATTATCCAGAAGAAAATGGAAAGTGGGCAGAGAAGGCTGCTGAAGAATTAGGCATCCCAATAGTCCACTCAGAGCACCAATTTACAGAGGATGAGTTTCGACAATTAGTAGCGAGTTGTACTTTCATGACATGTGTCTATCGAGAGGCTTCTACGGGCGGCCTGACGCTTATGGAGGGTATGAGAATGGGTAAGCCAGCACTTGTATCAGACTCACCTTACATGGGAGCTAGAGACTATCTCGGAGATAAGGGGTATTATTTTAAGTATGATGATTTTGAGGATTTAAAAAAGCAGATGAAGTCTCTCTGGGAGAAT